TCGGGCCAGCGAGCCTGCCCACCCGAAGACGCGGGTGGCATTTGGGGCTATCAGGAATCTATGAGCCTCCTTGAGGACAATCCTTACAGCGAAGAAGCCAAAGAAATGCGCGAATGGGCTGGGCTGGACTTTGATCCTGAACGCTTCGACCGCAAGGCCGCCAACGCCGCCTTGGATCGCATGCTTTGGAATGGCTGGATCAAAATAGGCTCCTGACTGCACAAGTCAGTGATCACACCCGCATCAGTTTGGCACGCACCTCGGACCCATCACCCACGGCCGTGACTTCCCGCACCTGATAGGCCACGCCCTCAATCTGCACCACCTCGCGGGATTTCAGCCCCACAAGGCAGGAGTTTGGGTAGGTCATCTCGTATTCGGTGCTGACTCCCAACCCTGAGAGCACGTCTTGATCAGGTGCAGAAAACCCCACCGAGTGGGTTTGGATAGCACCGCCATCGCTGGGTTGCCAGACGCAGGTTTTGAGAAAACCGACGTTGGCAGCGGCCAGGTAGATCTTTTCGACCAGGGTGGTCATGGGTGCGATCAAGCCATGGTCAGCTTGACCAGCACGCCCGGGCGGTGACACATCGGCAGCGGGTTGCTCTGGGTATGCAAATCGGTGCCGCGCTCAAATTTGCGTGGCTCCTGCCAGAGTGTTGGCCGTCTCATTAAAGTCCGCCGGTGCGTAATAGGTGCTGAAGGTGTCCACGGTGCCCAGCGGAAACGCATGGGCTTCACCGGCCGCAATAAAGCGTCGGGTGATGCCATTCATATCGGTGGCTTGGCCCCGGTATTCCTCGAAAGTCACCCCGCCAAACGTAAAACCAGCGCGCATATCGTCGATCAGGACCGCGCGTTGCTGGCTATAGGCGAAAGCATCTTTGACTTTGCCGTGATCAGTCAGCGCATCGAAGAACTCAGGTGAGCACAGGCAGTGCACCCCGGTCATGAATTCGCCCTTGAGGTTGTCCTCGAAGTGGCGCAGCACATTGGCACAGGCCTTCTTGACGTTCGAGTTGGCATTGGCCAGTTCAAAGTTGATGACCGCTGGCGTGATGTCGAACTCCCGAAACAAATCGTAGATGACGGAGCCATCGGCATCCAAAATCACGCCCTTCAACGCACCCATGCGAAGGTTCTCCAGCGTAATGGCGTGTTTGTTACGCATGGTCTGCAGGTGGCGCGCCATCACCGATGCAATGGTTTCCATCTCGGTTTCACTGCCAAAGGCGCGAATGCCCTGGACTTCTTCGGGCAGCACCACATCGTCGTGCGGGATGTGCGGCACGACAAATGAGCGCATGGCACGTTTGCCACGGGTGCCCACGGTACCAGGTGCGCCCACGGGCATGGTGGGCAGCAAATTGAGCACGCCGTTTTGCTCTTCGACCATCACCTGGCGTGTTCGCACCGGTTTATCGGGGAAGATTTTGAGTGCCTCAATGCGACCGAAGCGGTTGGGGATGATGTTGATCGCAGCGGTAAGCGATGACATCGAGAAAGCGGGATTGTTGAATGGATTGTTCATGGGGAAATGTCCAAAGTTTGACGTTAAGTAACGGGATCAGTGCTGCATCCGAGGCCGAATCAGGCTGACTGGCGAATCAAGATGCCCAAGGCTGCAAGTGCATCAGTTGCATCGGTCTTGGCAGCAGCGGGGATTCCTACGGGCCAAATCACACAGTTCGATGCCAGCACAGCGTGACGGTTAAGTAAAAGCGCACCTTCAACATCAATCAAGGTGGCATCCACATCAACCAAGAGCACACCGACGGGGTTTTCAGATCCATCGGTTGCCAGCGGATCGAACTGTTTGAGTTTTGCAGAGACTGTTTCGCGGCCAACAACTGTGCCCAGGGCCAGCTTTTGGCCGGCCGAGACAGTGGCAATTTCGCGTGAGTAGCGAAGACAGTCTTCTTCGTACTTGAGCAAGTCGCCCAAGTTCAGGGGTTCATTGATGACAGTCATGGAGTTTTCCTTTTTTAAGAGCGGAGAGAGAGAAACGAAGAAGCAAGAAAAGATTTCTGGAATTCAGAAACAAAGTCTGAATATTCAGATTCATGGCGTACCTGAGAGCTTTTTGACTGCGGCCAGTAATGCTGATGCGCCATCATTGGTTGTCTTTGCTACTGACTTAGCTGCATCAGGGTGAATCAGTGAGGAGATTTCTTCACTTTGAGCACGCGAGAGCAGCAAAGCCTGGCGCACCTGACTGGCCGAGATGCCTTGCGCTAAATAACTTGCAATGCGGGTGCTTTGCCCGGCGAGTTGACACAGCTCGGCAATTTCCAAGGCTTGGGCACGGACAGTGGTCGCTGTGTCTGCGTCAGGCTTGGTTGTATCGCTTTCGGATGGTTCAGGCTTGGGCTTAGGCTCTGAATGGGCCTGCTCAACCACACCCGTTGGTGTGTCAGCGACTGGCAATACAGTTGAATCGGGCGGATTGGCGGAAATATCGGCAGCACGGGGCTGTAGGTCTTGCGTCATAAGATTCTCCTTGGGTTTGACGTTGGAAACAGGTGAAATTGGATGTTTTGGGGTCAGCACAGGTTTGTCCGAAGTGAGCGATTCATCACCTAGCGTCGTCTGGGCCGAGGTAGACAGCACTTGCGTACTGGCGCTCAAATGCCGGTGCATCGGTCGGCTGGCCAGAAAGGATGCAAACTCAGGAATCACCTGATCTGATCGAACCAGCGCATCGGCCAATCCCACATCGATGGACTCCGGCCCAAAGAAACACGCCGCCTGAGTGGCACGCACTGCTTTCGGTGCAAGAGCGCGCATGCTCGCCACATGATCGATAAAGAGGCCATACAAGCGGTCAACCTCCAGCTGGAGCCGCGCTGTGGCTCCCTTGCTGAGCGCCTCGTGCGGTGAGAGATCGCCCTTAAAGTCACCTGCAGTAACAGCGGTAAAGCGATAACCCTGCTGCGCATCTCGTGCTGTCTGGTCGACATGCATGGCAATCACGCCAATGGAACCCAACCCACTGGTTTGAGTCACCAAAACTCGGGATGCACCGCAGGCGACGGCATATGCAGCAGAGAACGCACTGTCACAGGCCAGGGCCCAGACCGGTTTGATGGCATCGACCTCTCGAATACGCTGGGCGAGCTCAAAAACACCACCGGCTTCACCACCGGGTGAGTCAATATCTAGCAAAATGCCAGAAATCGACGGGTCTGAGGCAGCCAGTTCAAGACTTTGGCCAATTTCCATGTAACTCATCAACCCAGACTGGGCATCTACGCCGATATTTCGGCGAACCAGTGAGCCCGTGATGCCAATAACAGCGATACCACTGGCGGCGCTGGAGAGGTTTTGCGGCAAGTTCAGCAGCGATGAAGGATCAGTTCGTGCAAACTTGGCTGACGGTGTCAAGATAGGCGAATCAGGGGAAGATTGCGGCCAACCAATGCGATTTCCCAAAGCGCTTAGGATGATGTCGAGTTTGGATCGCGCAAGCAGCAGCGGCGTCCCATACAGACGGGCCGCCAAATGTGGCAAAAACATGTTCAGATTCCTTTATTGGGAGTTTTGGACGATGGCTTTAGAGATGGTTTTGGGTCACCTCCTGAAGCTGCAGCAGCAATAGCTCCCTGTGAAGGTGCCAATTCATAGCGCGGGTCAGAATCGAGAATCAACCCCAAGCCATCGGCTCTGGCGTTATCCGCTGCGATTTCCCGGTCCACATCCTCTGCGTCATACCCATTGGCCGAAATTGCTTCCGAACGGCTCATCAACCCGCACCGAATGGCCGCTTTCATGGCATCAGCCTCTTTCAGGGGATCGACCCACTGCCATCCCTGCGGTATCCATTTGCAGGCTTGATAGTCCCGTCTTTTTTTTGCGTCGGTGGCGTAACCCGGTAATACCAGTGAGCCCTCGAGTACCGCCTGATCCATCCACGCATTCCAGATCGGGCGACACAATTGGTGAACGATGACCCCGTGTTGCAAAGCTTCGACCCGGCGGCGAAATTCCAGCAACCCAGCGCGAATCGAGGAGTAGTTCACTTGCGTGAGGTCACCCGTGAGTTGCTCGTAAGTAACACCCATAGCGGCGGCAACAGCTCGAAACTGCATGCGCAGGAATTCCGAATACGAGCCACCCACATCAGCGGGTTGGCTGAACTTAATGTCTTCCCCGGGTTCCAGAATCTGCATGGTGCCCGGCTCAAGGCCAGTCAGAGACACCCCGTTGGCATCTGGTAAACCCTCGCCCAATAGACTGTCCTCTGGGGTGAGTCTTGTCACAAAACCCGCAAACATTGCTGCTGTTTTTTTGCGCACCAATTCCGCATCGTCGTACTGGTCAAGATCGTGCAACTTCATCAGGGCGCGAGCCAACCAAGGCTCGCCGCGAATCTGACCAGGGCGCAAAGCGCGGTACAGATGCACGATTTCTCGTGCTTCAACCCGCACCGTGCCTTGATTTCCGGCGCCCGACATGGGCGCAAGCATTCCATCCTCTGGGTGAGATCGGTACAAGTGGTAGGCGACACGCCTACCTAAACGGTCGAATTCAATGCCAGCGCGAATCAAGTTACCGTTGTCCGCTGTAGCGTTCAAGTGAACCGGAAGATGTTCGGGCTCCAAAACTTGGAGTTGCAGTGCCACACTCAGGCCATCAATGCTCTGGCGATAGCGCAGGCGCACCAACGCTTCTCCACCTTCGAGCATGGCCCGACATGCCATAGCCTGTAGACCATAGAAGTCCGTCAGACCGGCTGCATCGGCATCAACTGTCCAGTTGCGCCAGAGGCTTTGTAAGGTCTCCCGCTGCGCCGCATTGGTGAGCATGGATTGGGGCTTGATGCCTGTGCCGATGGCATTGGCAACATAGGACTCCAATGCTGAATTGGCCCAGGCATTGCGTCGCACCAGATCGCGGCTTTTTGCGCGCAACTCATTCTGGTTAAACAGCAAAGCTGCTACAGCACCGGGGTTGCCCACTGACCAGGACAGTGCACGTCTGCCAGGTCCAATGCCATCGTATGTGGGTGTTGTGGCCCAAAACTTGTTGCGAACTGACTTAAGCCAGCCTTTGAGATAGCGCGTTTGCATCAAGTTCCCTTTACCGTGTTGATCCGGATTTGCCTGGGCGCACCGGGCCACATGCCAGTCGATGCGGCTTGCTCTGAAAGGCCTCGCTTGACCTCACGAATGGCCTGCCGTAGTTCGTCAACGGACCGGTATTCGACGGTCTTGTCGCCGAATGAAACGCGACGCTCACCTTGCGTGAGTGCCGCTTGCAAGGCTTCGAGTTGGGTTTGTGAGAAGGACATCGTGGTTGCTTTCTGTTCGCGCGTCAGCGCCAAACGGTCAGGTTCATCTCAGTGGTATCGGACAAGGATCCGTTTGATGTGGTGCAGACGACCTCCACAAACTGGGTGGTCTTGGCTTCTGCGGTGGCGCGTGCGCCAGCGTGTTTCATGGCCGATTGATTGCCTGCATTGCGTGCGAACGCCTGCCAGCAGTAATTAGCATCTGGCATGGGGCTCAAAAACGTCACCCGGAATTTGCCAGTGCTTGTGCGGGCGACGCTATGCACATTGAACCCAGCCCGAACCACCACCGAGGCTTTGCTTCCAGTTCCATTCACGCCGAAGCACACCCAGGCTTTTGCAACCCCAGGGTGATCGGCGGTGATGCGGGTCTTGAGTTCAAGAGCCAGGCGCTGCGCCAATTCGGTGATGTGTTGGGCCAGGTTCATGAACGATCAGG